GAAGCTGCAAGGTGACCTGAGCAAAGTCACCACCGAGCGCGACGGCTACGCTCAGAAGCAACAGGAAGAGCAGCGCAAAACCCAAACCAGAGAAGAACAATTACAAACCGATCTGAATACGGCTAACGAAACGATTCAGAAGATGGATCGGGTTATTCGCAACACGGCGCTCATCAACGCATTCCTTTCACAGAGCGATTTCCAATGGAATTCTATTCGTCAAGCTTTAACAGAACTGAATGAGGACGAGATCGAAATCGATGTGAATCTTGACGGTGGCGAAGCAACCGTAACCGGAATGGAGAACGCCGTCAAGCGAATCGCGCAGTCGAGTCCCTGGCTTCTGAAAGCCGGTGCGACACAAGACAAGAAGCCACCGCTCGCACCGCAGCGTGGCTCAGGCAAGCCACCGGCACCACCGGCAGGCAACGAGTCCAAGCAGTCCAAGCGCGCCGACCTGATGAAGAAATTCCCGGTCATCGCGCATGGCAGAAAGATGTAGACACGCCGATGCAAATCAACCGTGTTGGAGACTCTTCCCAGGTCATCAGTGATAAGATCAGTCGCGAACCTAACAGGTAAGGATTCAAAATGACTCTTCCCTCAGTGCCTCCGGTAATTGGCGCACTCACCGTCAAGCCGCGTTGGGACAAGTACGACCCCTATGTCGGCAACTTCCGCGCACCGCTGGCGGTCGACGCCACCTTGGATCAGGCCAACCTGATTATCGGTGTGGGCATCAACTCATCCGGTGCCTGTGTACTCGGAGCCGGTCAAACCGGCATTGTCGGCGTGATCGTCATGCCGGTCGGCGTTGACGTTCACGGTTATCTTTTGGAACCGCCGATAGCTGGAAATATTGTCGATGTCGGCAAGCGTGGTGAAATCACGAACTTCAACGGAACAGATTACGGCGTAGCCGGGGCAGGTCTTTTCTCTGCAACTGTCGCCGCCCCAACTGCCGGAACCAAGTATTACATCAAACCGGATGGTTCGCTTACTACAACCGCTGGCACCAACGTCTATCTTGGTCACACGGTTGAAGCAAGTCGTCTGATTGTGTGCTTGTAATTCGAAAACGAATCGAAAGGGAATGCCAATGTTGGCACAAGAAAACGGATTGCTGACGATTGATGGCATTCCTGTTGGGCCGATCTTCGGTGGTACGCAACCACTTCGCCAAGAGGGAATGCTTACTCAAGGCGATCTGGTAACCGTAACCGCTGACGGTGTAGACCTCAATGCATTGTGGGACCAGTTCGCCGAATCTATCGCTATCTATAACGAAGTGATGGATAACCTGATCGGCATTCTGACTTATCCAGTCGATGTGCCGGTTGAGCCTGTGGTTCAAATCGGTGAATTGACTTTCGAAGAGGCGTCAGAACTCGGTGTGCCACGCGGTGCCGGGTTGCCAATCGAAATGTTCCAAATGGGTTACGATCTGCGTCACTACGACAAGCGAAACGCCTACACATGGATGTTCCTTGCCGATGCTGATGCACGTCAGGTCGAAGCAATTCACAACGCAGTCATTTGGGCTGACAAGCGTTTGCTTTTCCGCAAGATTATGGAAGCATTGTTCGACAACAGAACCCGCAAGGCGAACATTCGAAATCAGGCGTACAACGTCTATCCGCTCTACAATGCGGACGGTGTTGCCCCGCCACGGTTCAAGACGAACACCTTCACCACTTCTCACAATCACTACGTCATTTCTGGCAACGCCACGATTGACAGTTCCGATGTGGAAGACCTACTGGAACTGATTTCGGAACACGGTTATGCTCCGCAGTACGGAACATCATTCGTACTTTTGGCGAACAAAGCCGAAACCGATGTGATTCGTACCTTCCGCAGAGGCGTCGTCAACAACAACAGTATGACCGCAGGTTACGACTTTATTCCAAGTCCAAGTCAACCTCCGATGATTCTGCCGAACGCGGAAGGTTTGCTTGGAAATCAGCCCGCGGAGATTCTATCCGGTTTGCCTGTGATTGGATCGTATGGCTTCTGGAACATTATCGAAGACGATTACATTCCAGCCGGTTATCTGCTGGGAATCGGTTACGGTGGTTTGTTCAACCTGACGAATCCGGTCGGAATGCGCCAGCATTCAAACCCGGCAATGCAGGGTTTGCGTGTGATCGCAGGAAACAACCAGCGTTATCCGCTGGTGGACGGTTTCTACGCTCGCTCATTTGGAACCGGAGTCCGCCAGCGTGGCGGGGCTGCCATCATGCAAATCGCGGCGACAGGTTCTTACGTTATTCCGTCGGCATATCAGCGTGGTGGCGGTTTCCTCGCAGGTTAATTGAAAAAGGTCTAGGATTCCTGATTGGTGTGACACATTTCACTATCAGATGCTTGGTTAAGAAGTGATATAAGTGCCCAAGCCACCAATCAGGTTTCCGTTCAGAAAGGAATGGAAATGGGCCGATTTGTTGATTTGAACCAACCGCTTTCTGAAGAGGACAAAGAATATCTTCGGAATCGCGGACGAGGTTATCTGATTCCTGCCAACGAACGTCGATTCGGAGTCGATGGCACAGAAACCCCCGCAGAACACGAGTCTTCCGGCAGCGCAGCACAATCCCCGTTCTACAATACAGAACAGAGAGCGGCAGCCGTCTACGACACTGGTGGCGCTCCGTTGCCGGGAGCAACGTTGGATTACGATACGGGACGCGCATTCGACAGAGAAAATGGAGTGCTTGTCGAGCCGCGCCAAGCGGGTCATACTCCTGGTGCGAATCCCTCGCCGTGGGGTCCAGAAGGATTTGCCGAACGTGACGAAGATGACAGCGACATTGACGAGGACATCGCAGATGAAGTCAATTCGTACACGGTTCCTCAACTGAAAGATCACTTGGACAAGGCGAAAGTTCCTTATGAACCTACCGACAAAAAGTCCGATCTTCAGGATTTGCTAGCGATCCACTTGCAGGATAAGCGCGACGGCAAAAAGTAGGCGATATGGCACAACAGGCCGATATCGATTCTGTAAAAGTCCAGCTTCCCGACGCGGATATTCTGACTGAATTCGGTTTGGACGATATAACACTCGGAGCCATTCTGGATTCAGGAGCTTCGATTAGTCAGACAATTCTTGCTGGTTGGCGTTCGATTGCAGCTAAAACAGCGACGATGACAGATGTCAGTGAATCGGGTTCAAGTCGTAACCTTTCTACATTGAACGCCAATGCCCGCGAAATGTGTACGCTCTGGCAAACGCAGGTTGATTAGGAACTGAATTCCACTGGCCAGGAATTAATTCGCCGTTGGACTAGTTACAAAACAACGAGGGTCTAATGATGTCGGGTGGTGAACTCGCCGTTCACCGATCAAATACGGATCGTTACATTGGCATCGATCCAACAGAGATCATTTTAATTCCAAGACAGGACACATGGGTCGCCGGTACGAAAACAAGGGGTGATCAACCTCCGCGTGATCCGCAATTGTTTCATGTCATTTGGGCACCGGAAACGGGAATCGTGCCAATGATCGAAGGCACGACACGTCGATTTGATTTCATTCTTGTTGGTTCTTATGACGCTATAGTTGCTATTGGCGATCATTGGCTTGAAGGTTTACAAGACAACGAAATCGATTATGTCTATCCGTTTAATGGATATGAAATAAAATGCGGTGGCACTAGCTACGGGAGTAAGCCAGTTGCCTAACCTGATGAGAGCTACAGTCAGCTATCAACAAGGCGCGCTCAAAGAACGAGTCGCTAAAACACCTGAGCAAGTTAATGAAGATATCACAAAGCTTTTTGATTACTATGCAGCGTGGGCTACAACGTGGATGAAAATCAATGCGCCGTGGACTGATGATACCGGCGCGGCACGATCCGGCCTGACGGCAGTTTCAAATTCATATCGTAATATATATGAAATGGTATTGGCCTATTCCGTTCAATACGGTATCTGGCTGGAAGTCGCTAACTCTGGACGCTTTCAAATTCTCGGTCCCGCGATGCGAATAATTGGCAACAATATTATGAAAGCATTGGATGGAATGCTTGACGGCAAGCCACCAAATCTTTCGCCGCCCATTGCAGAAATACCTCCGGTAGCTCGTAAAACTGCGCGCAAAGGAACGGTCAATAAGTCAGGGAATCGCCGCTCTCGTAAAGCTTATGGAAAGAAACAACAAGCTAGGAGACGTGGAAAGCCATGATGCCGTCAGCCATTTACGAATTGCTTTCCCAGGACGCCACATTGCAAGGCTTGCTTGGCGGGAGTAATCGCATCTTCGAATTGCAATCGGTGGATGAGAGGCCGGTCAGTAACGGTTATTTTGTCATTATCGATATGCAAGAAACGGCAATGCCTTTAAACCCACATATGGGTCCACGAACCATGCAAATTTGGGTGCATATCCCAGCGGATATCAGTCGAGATTATGGCCCGATAAATACTATCCTGAACAGGATAGATGATATTCTGATAAATCTAGAGAACGTCGTTGGGCTAGATGGAGTCCGCTGCGGGCAGATATACCGGCACAGCCGGTCGCGCAATACCATCGACCCCGGCTGGAAGACGACAACACGCAACGCACTTTACAGCGTGTCGTATGATGAAGACGCAGCATAACCGGCTATAATCACTGACGAGAGGACGACCATGACTGAGGCACCGGCCAAGGCGGCACCGCGCAAGCAGGTACCGCCGAGCGGCAAGCTAAACCCGTCTGAGGTCACTGACGCACGCGACAATGCTCCCCGTTTGAAAGACGATCTCAGTGGAAAACGAGTGCGGGCAATCCCAGCTTTTGTCGGACAAACAACCGCCGTCAGAATTACGAAACAAGACTTTGCGGAATACGAAATCGATCACCCTACTGTCGAATTCAATTTCCGTAAAGATAAATTTACTCTTCCAGTAGGGAAGCCGCGCGGTTTAACAGAAGAGGTAGCAGAATTTCTGGTGACTGAATTCCCTGAGCAATTTGAGTACATGAGTTCCTGATGTGCCCGAGATCAGATGTAATTCAAAACTGCACGGTGTGGTAAGTGACAATTCAAAAGGAATTTTCGAGGTTGTCTGCAACAGTCGATGGTGCAGAATTGGAAACGAAGTAGTGATGCATCGTTTCAACCTTGAGAAGACAACTGAAGATGGTTGCATAATGCCCGTGGAGACATTGCGTTTCAAACGGCCAGAATAAGGAGTAAAATTAAATGACCAGTCCCGTTCCAACTGGGCTTGCTTATGGTTGCCGTGATGTCAAGCTGACGCAATATGCGGATGCTACGGGAACCGTTCTCAGTCCCACTTCTGTTGACCTTCCGTATATTCAACACTTGAACTTTACGGAAGCCGAAGAATTCGCCGAATTGCGCGGCGATGACAAACTGATCACCACTCGTGGAAAAGGTTCTCAGGTCAACTGGGACTTGGAGGCCGGTGGTTTGGAAGTTGCTGCATGGGCAGTCATTACTGGTGGCGATGTGATCGAAACTGGTTTGACCCCGAATCGGGTTCAGGAAATTCGTAAGCGTGCAACGCAACAGCGTCCGTGGTTCCGTATTGATGGTAAGATCATTTCTGACTCAGGCGGTGACGTTCTGGTACGGATTTATCGTTGCCGTGCAAATGGAAACATTCAGGCCAACTTCCAAGATGGAAACTTCCAGACTTCGCAAATTGCGGGGATTGGGCTTCCGTTGCTGGACGACACGAATGACCTTCTGTATTCGATCTTCCGGCGTGAAACTTCTTCGCAGCTTACGCTCACTCCCGATCCCAATCCTGTTGGTTCTCCCTTGAACCTGACGGCTGGGGCAACGGGGGGAAGCGGTTCGGCACGAACGGTGGTTCTTACGTGGAGTCCGGTTACCGGCGCAAGCACGTACAATATCGAAAGGTCTTCCGATTCAACGGATGGCACAGACGGTACTTGGGCTGCCGGTACTCCCGCCACGTCAACAACTGCGAATGTCACGCAAACGGGTCTTTCTGCTGGTACGGAATGGTTCCGTGTGAGCGCAACAGTTGGCACTCAAACCAGCGATCCATGTCCTGCAATTGCGGTGGTATTCCCCTAAACAAATCAAAACAAATCCATAGTTCTAGGACGCCCAGGAGCGCACAATGGAAAATATTTCTGACGACAAATACGCACTCAGCGAAGCTTGGTCGCGTGGTCGTGAATACAAGCAACCGTTTGATTACCAACTGAGCCAGACTGGTCAAACGGTTTTGATTCGTCGCCTGGACATGGGCGATATTCTGCGGCTGGGTATCGCAGAACAAATGGACTTGATGTCAAAAGCTTTGATGGCTGATGACAAGCCTCAAACAGATGAGGATTCAAAAAAGACGCTTGCAGAAATTGTGATGAAATCTGGCAACTTCGAACAAATGGAAGCCATGATCAACGCCGTGGTTGGTGCCGGTGTGATCAAACCCAAGTTATATGCAACACCGGAACATGAGAATGCAAGACAGGCCGGTCTGGTTTATCTTGATTCAGTTCCTTTTTCGGATCGAATGGAATTATTTGGGGTGATATTCGAAGCCGAAGGACTTGCTATGTTTCGCGAAGAACAAGATGATGGTGTGGGAAACGTGGCAGATGTGCCAAGCGTACAATTGCCTCCCGACCGATCTATGGACATTCGATCCGGCGACACCGAAGGGGTATTACTTCAATCGGGGAGTCTACCGTTGGGGCCGCTTGGTGGACGCGAAGATGAACGAAGCGGAGCAAGCGAGTCGGAGGGGCAGACAGAACGGACCATCGACAGACGCATTAGCTCAGACGGCGAGATTGGGAGTTTTGAGCAAGTATTTGGGGACCGAATTGAAGAGATACAGAACTCCTGATCAAATCGGTTCTGTCAGAGTCAATATGCCTGATGGACAAAAAGAGGATAACGTAGAATCAATACGAAAAGGATTCTAGGAGGCGATTCCTATTCCTGATTATGACCTTGGAACCGCTCATGGTAAAATTCGTATTGAAGCCGATTCGGCTGGTGTTCAGGCAGTCAATCAGGCAATCGATCAGTTTAAGCGAGCTATTGATGCGGTAACCGCTAGAACTGCCGCGTTCGATAGTGCGATGAACAATATGGAACGCGAACTTAAACAAGTTCGAAATGATTTCCTTCAGGCTTCAGTAGCAGCTAATAACTACAATCGAACGTTGACGATTGTCCACGTTTCTCAAAAAGACCTGGCTAATTCAACTAATCTTTTCGGTCGTAATCTTAACTTCTCCCGCCAGGCCATGATCGGGGCTACTGCTGCGGCAGCCCTGCATTACCAGCAATTAAGACAGATTGTCAACATTACGCGAGAGGGTCAGGGCGGTCTTCTTGGATTCCATGCCTCGTTGAATAAACTCGGGGTTGCAAATATTGCGGTCCATGCGCTATGGAATAACTTCCTTGGAGTCCATCGAGTGATGGCTTCTGCCCCGCAATGGCAGCGAAGCATATTAGGTTTTGCGAATGGCATAAAATTAGCGACACTTGCTTACGGAGGGTTTAAACTTTTTCCTGAAGTTTTAGCTAAAATATCTTCGCATAGTGCTTTGGCAGCTAACGCAATCGGCACTCTTGGTCGTGTTTTAACTCCGGTTGGTAATCTGGTCAGACCGTTTGCTCATTGGTTTGATGAGTTAGCTACAAATATTGGAAAGCTCCCCACTCATATCGGTCAAGCCATTATTGGTTGGAACGTGATGCGTGGCGGGATTCAAAGCCTTATGGGTCGTGTTTCAGGTTTGCTTGGATTATTCAAGGAACTGCCAGGTTGGATCAAAGCCGTTGTCGGTGCGATTGCGTTGATGGGACCGGCCATCGTTGAGGGGTTGGCTGCATCACTGCGTTTTACGTCAAACTTACTTGTTGGATTGTTGCAAGGTCTTAAAGATTTATCTGGTGCATTTCTGGTTATTCCAGGTATATTCGCCATGATTGGCGCTTCGGTAGTTCCTTTGGTTGGGATTCTTTTAACGCTGAAAAGTTCATTTGGCACTCTTTTCAAAGATGCGATGAGCGGTGATTTCCAAAAGGTCACTCAAGACTTGAATAAGATGCCGAATTATCTTCGTCCTCTTGGGGATGAGCTTGTACGGCTTACTCCGAAATTGAAAGGTTTGGGCGATCAGTTTACGGCCACGTTTACTGCTGGAA